TTGCAGAGAGAAAACTTGAAGTAGCGTTGGGCGGAGTATCACGGGGACTGTTAGATCAAGCCAGTGCATTGCAAAAAGTTTCTATGTTTGGCGATGAAGCAATTATAGGACAACAGGCTTTTCTTGCATCACTTAAAATGTCAGAAAAGCAAATCAGAGACATTATCCCGGTTGCAATTGATCTTGCCGCAGCTACCGGAATGTCGCTTGAATCTGCCGTAAGAAATACCGCAAAGACTTTTAGTGGATTAGCCGGTGAACTTGGGGAACTTGTACCACAATTAAGAGAACTAACCGCAGAAGAAATGAGAGCCGGAAAAGCGGTAGAGGTTATGAACGATTTGTTTGGAGGTCAAGCTGCCGGGCAACAGGGGACAATTGCCTTTAATATGAAACAACTTGAAATGGCGGCGGGTGATCTCGGTGAAAAGATAGGCGAAGAATTTTTTGCTAAAAAAGTTGGTCAAGCTGCCGATGCGATGGTAAGGCTTTCGGAATCGTTATCATCAGAAGATTTTAAAAAAGCAAGAAAAGGCTTTAGGCAATGGCTCGACAATGTAAATCCGGGTTTGGCAAAAACGATTGAAACTGTTAACAAAATGGACGAAGAAAGAAGAAAAAATAGAGACAAAGAAGCTCCTTTTTTCTCCGATGATTTTGGCAGACCAGATAAAAGACTCGCCAGAAACAGAAAAAAAGATCTTGAGATTAGATTTCAAGAATTTGAATTAATGAAGTTGCAAGTTGTTCCTGTCGTTGAAATGTCAAATGCATATCAGAAGGCTCAAGAATGGTCGGCACAAACTGCAACGTCAATGATGACATCGGCTCTTATGGGCGACAGCATAACAGATTCGCTAAAACGTGCCGTAATTCAATTAATGATTATGGTGGCACAAGCTAAAGCGTATGATTACTTTATGACTTCTGCGTCTGGAGGGTTGAACAAAGTGGGTTCGGGTATTGTAAACTTTCTTTTTGGTCGTTCACCAACACAAGCATCTCCATCTGCCAAAGCCGGTGCAAATATAACAATCAATCAAACGATACAAGGTGGAATGATCGATCATAATTTTGCAGCCAATAGTATTATTCCCGCCATTAATAAAGCAATCTCGACAGGACAGGCGAGGATTGGGTAAATGTTATCGTTCGATTCTGGTCTTACCAATGCCTTAAAAAACTCGAATACAACGGCATTTTGGGTACTTAAATTATATTATAACGATGAATCGGCTTTCATTGGAGTAAGTGACCAACATAGACAAGACGGATCGGACATATATTATGGAGTTGTAGCGAATTGGGGAGTATATCGGCAGTCGTTAGACTTCTTTAACTTTACAACAACAATCGGGAATATGGGTGTTACACTTATTAACTCCGAAAATTCAATCAAAGGTGGGCGGTTTTCCGACCTTCTCGCCACTAATAATTTTGTCAATCGCAAGTGGGAATTGTTTTTAAATACCAACGAAACTTCTACCCTGGACACCGCAGCACGAATGATTGCAACAGGCGTTATTTCTGGTGATATAAATTATGATTCTAACAATGTCACATTAACATTATTCGATAATACTTCTAAATATCATAAAAGAATCCCAATAAACACGGTTGCTTCGGGTACGTATACAAACGCACCCGCTAACAATGTTGGAAAACCGATTCCAATGGCATACGGTGACTCCCACGAAAAGGGAGATGTTGGTACAATTCCAACTTCAAACTTTGACCGCTTTTACAATTTCTACAAAGGTGCATTCCCCGCTATTATAACCGATAAATGGGACGTACAAGAAGCGGGTTCAGAAGCGTTGGCAGATAGTCAAGCCATACATACAATGGACAATGAGAATGTTTATGTATATAAAAATGGTTATTATCCAACATTGACCGGAACAATTGATGTTGGTGGTAATCCAGAAATTGAATACAGGGGTAGTACGGCTTCTGTTTATGTTCCAATTGGAGTATCAAACATAGCATCTGAAAGTGGCACGGGCAGTTATTCAGTAGCAAACGAAGAACGTGTTGGCGATGGATCGTTTTCTAATTATGCAAGTTGGGCAGCAAGTAGTGGGGAGACTAATAATTCAGTTGCAACAATGACCTTTGCCTTACCACAGATTAATAAATTGGGAACGTATAGTGCCATATCGGCTTTGGTCAAGTGGGGTACAAATTCAGATTTTGAGGGTGAAAATAGCGAAACCTTTAGATATACAGTCGGTTCAACCCACGTAGATCACGACACGATTACCGATGATTCAGAAACAAAGACAGCAATCGGTTCTTTATATAGTGGAAAAACAGCCACTTGGGATTTTGAAGGCTCACTTCTTTATACATTAAAAGGCGGTTCGGCAAATAATAACCATACCGCACAAATATACGAAACGGGTGCGGTAATTGATTTCACGCTTGAGGATGTTGATCCCCACGACATACAAGAATTATACGAGGGTGGACCAATTAAAACCGTTTTTCAACCGGCGATGGGACCTCCAGAACTTCTTGAAATCGGATATGATTATAATATGTACACAAGGACAATCACCGGGTTTACTCCTTCCAAGATAGATTATATATATTATTCGGGCAAGGGAAGGAAATACGGCTCATATATTGATGCAGACTCCAGAAATCAAGGCTATAACGCAAACGACTTGATTGAAAACCCTGTTTTTATAATTGAAGATATAATTCGTGATGAATTAAGTCTTGGTTCTTCTAATATTGATTATGCGACTTTTGATACGGCGGGGAACACAAGTAGCGGGTACTTGGGTGACATATATGAAGATGCAGTTGGCGATGTAAAGTTCGCCTTTGCACAATATAAATTTATCAATTCAAAAGATATGCTTGAACGTCTTGGAAGGTTCTCTTTTTCTTATGTCTTTGTTGGCGGTGATGGAAAGTTCAAAATTAAAACATTACGAAGAACAGATGATTATTCTTCGTCAGATCAAACCATTGATTTTTACGATATAGATTTGGGAAAGATAGGAAAGACATCGCTTGGAAGTGTAAAGAACTCTATCCTGGTTAATTATAATCACGATTACGGTGCAAATCAGAATAAATCAGAAGCTACGGCAACCGATTCAACCTCTCAAGGAACTACGGTAAACGGTTATAATCAAACAATGAAACTTGAGATTGAAGCAAACGAGGTTCTTGATTCAACAACCGCAACAAAATTAGCCGAAGCCTTGTTGGCATTTATGAAAGACAGAAAGAATACGGTTGAATTTACTTGCCTTCGTCCAAAATATAATCATCTTGAGATTGGGGATATAATAGATTTTAGTAATTGGTCATCAACATTGAAGGTATATGGTGCGGCAATGACCGGTTATTTTATAGTGGCAGACATTACAAAAACAGTTAATGGATGCTCAATTAAAGCAATAAAGGTATCATAATGGCAAATATGAACATAAGAACGCCACGTTTCTATACAGACCAAATAAGTTATTTGTTGTCAAGGGGTGTGGCACAAGACGGAAATTTTGATGTAACGGCTACACACGCCGGGAATACATTTATGGGAACATTCACGACAGGATCAGAACCAGAACTTTTCGATATGCGACCATTGAATAAATGCACATTCGATACAAGTGCCGATACAGATGGACACGTTTTAATAACAATCGACACTCAAAGTGCAACATCAAAAAAATCTTATATCGCATTTTTAAATCATAACTTGGTTTCGTCAGTTGGCAAGATAAGAATCTTTGCGGGTGATGCTGCGGATGATATTACTGCAATAGATGGTGCAAACGCTGATACAGCCGATATAACGTGGGAGGATGCTACTTTAACGGAAGTAGTTAATGGAGACACAACAACCGCAGCTACAAACGATAAAAGTGTTGTGATCGAACCGGAAACTGATGGATCAACGATTGTCACATTTACCGAACAAACAAACAGATATTGGGGAATCCAATTTGAGGGCAACACTACAAATACAGGTGTTGCAACAAATGGGACGTGGGGAAGTACAGATTTCTTTGTTGGTTGTATAATGATTGGTGAATATTACGAAATGCCACACGCACCCGACTTACAAGTAACACGAATGATCTCATATAATCGTTTGAATGATTTACAAGAATCTTATGGTGGACAACGATTTAGTAATTTGAAGTCGTATGGTAGAACGTCAAGCAGTACGTCTAAATCACCGTTTACAACGGGTTCAAATGGATATGACAGTTATGGTGGACGTTTAATATATGATATGAATTTCAGCTTTATTGATTCAACAGATATTATGCCAGATGAATACGATATTCCTTTGGCAACTGACGATAACTTTGTCGAAGATGTTTGGAACAAAACTAACGGCAACCATATCCCGTTTATCTTCTCGATTGACAAAGGTTCAGAAGGT